CTTCATACATCGGTCATAAAGATCGCACAAGATAATGTGCTCGCACCTACAAATTTTGTCCTCGCGTTTGTCATCCACTTGGACAAAAATCTTAAACGTACTCATGTCTAACTCTCCCGTTCACGGATATTAAGTCAGGTTGTACTGCGCGCGCCCGCACCGCCGCCTGTTGCATACTTAGGGGCGGGCGGTACTCTTTGCGGTGAACGCGGTCAAGCTTTTGTACGGGCTCAGGGCGCAAGAATGCGTCTAGCAACTGCTGCTCGCTGCCCTTTCCAATTATTGATTCAATGGCCGCCAAGATACGCTTGCGGTTATGCGAATTAGGATGCCCCATCTTCACAAGCTTGCATCTGGCCATGCCGTAACGCGCGGCCAACTGTTCTTTAATGAGGTATTCGCTTGTCATCGCACAGTGCCTTCAAGTCTGTCTGCGACCAACTTAGCATAGCCCGCGATGTCGATCCACGAATCAGCGTAGTCAGGGTCGCCATTCAGGATGCGTGCAATCTTATGCGCGATCATCTCAAGCGCTTCTTTTTGATCGGGGGCGAGCCGCGCCCAACCTTCTTCTTGTTTCATCATGTCTTTTATCGTTTGCGCGATCATCGCGTGGTCCTTAAACAGACCGTAGCGGCGCCCGCGCTCCTCTAGTATGGCGTCTACGTCTTTGGCCGCAGGTAGCGGATGCGCATAGCCGGCTGCGTAGTCACGCGCTTGTTGTTCCCGCACAATGTCTGCAAGCGTTTCGATGTGTTTCATGGGTGAATTGCCTCTTTCATAATTTCGATACGCTCGCGGTCTGCCCGCAGCGCCGTGTAGCGTTGATGTAGACGCTTGAGCATAGATGAGCGTCGCAAGGTCGACCGCTCTTCGGTCAACAGGTCCAGCACTTCCTGTTCGGTCAGGCTATGCAGGACGTTATTTAGGCTGCGCCAAGTTCTCAATTTTTTGCTCCAAGTCGTTAATGCGGTTAGTTACGTTGAATAGCGCGCGCTGTACGGAGTTAGCTTGGCGTTGGCGTATCACCAACTCAGCCCGCGCAGCCTTTAGTTTAGCTTTGTATAGGTCAATTCTTTTCATATAAGGGCTCACAGTCGTCAAAAGGAAAGGGTGTTGATTCGTCAAAATAATGCCAGATGCCGTTAGCTTTCTTGCGCCAAGCGACGGGTTTTTGTTTCTCCTTGAGTTTGGCTTCAATCTCTTCAGCTACGCTACTACCACTTAGCCTGTTGTTGTAGTGCCTACGCTCCTCATCCGTCAGCCCGACCCATTCACGCTTGGGTGGTGCGGTGTAGATAGGGATTGCGTCATAGTCAGTAGGCTCACAGGTTTCGTAACCACTAATGACAACGCCACCATCACCAGTGCGCCTTGTAATCCACGCAACAGGCTCTTGCTCAGGCTGTGCGAGGGCGATTATTTCTTCTTTTCCATGTGTAATGCTCCAAATATAGTCACGGTAGGCTTGCAAAGACTCCATGCCAGTGTCCCACCACTCGCTGACAACAGACAAATCTTTAGTATCCAACAATAGGCACTCAAGCTCCAATGCCATGCGTCCTGCAACAGACATAAGATTGTGTAATTCTTGTTTGCAGAACGATTCTGCAGAATCTGCAGAACGAGTTGCAGAATCTGATGTGCTATCAAGCTGTGCGAGTGCTTTATACAACGCCATAATAGCTCTGTGGCAATCCGTCAATTGTTCTTTACTTCCAAAATCTTCAATGGCTGGCAAACTAAATTCCAGCGCATGTAACGCCATCTCCGCTGCTTTGCGTAGGTCAGTCATGTGTTCTTCTCCTTGAGCTTGGCTTCGATTTCCTGTGAAAACTCACGCCAAAAACTGTCCGTTGGGTCTACTGCTTCCATATGCTCCGCAGATTCAGCAATCTCATTATCCGTCAGCCCGACCCATTGCTTGGGTGGTGCGGTGTATAGTGCGATCGGTTTGTAATGGCTCGTTGGTTTTTTCCATCTAAAATATTTATGCCCAACTGCGTTTTCGCACAAATACGCCACAGGCTCTTGCTTCTCTGCTTGCAACTCACGGGCGGCGGCAAGGGCTTTTTCATACTCGTCAAAACATTGCCACCCGTCTTTGGCTTTCTCAAGTGCATCAATAATTAAATCAATCTTGTTCATGCTTGGCTAACGCTTGCTTTAGTTCCTCGACCGCTTTGCAAATTTCAAGTCGTGTATCTGAAAATCGAGGGTAATCCTCAAGAACCTTTACACATCCCTGTAAGTCTTTGATGTGAGCTTTAACTTTGGACTCTAAGGTGGATTGCTCAGGCTTGGCTAACTCTGCTTGCTCGATGGCTTTCACGCCAGCTTCGTAGCCACGACACCAAGAATTAAACGCCGTATGTGGGTTCTTTTGTTTTTCCAAATACCATGCTTCGTTCATTGCTTCGATGCTCATAAAACACCCCAAAATAAATACAAATGAGTAGCCATAAGAATAAGCGTCATCACCACATACGCACTAATGCCATGCAGGTAAGTCGGTGTTAAAAGTATTGATCCGAATGACAGCGCAAAGACTAAACCATTCATGTGTTTCCCCTTGCTTTGGCGAGTGCGATTTCTGCAATGCAGTGCGCGTCTGTTATGTAGGATGTTCCTGCACAAAACTCCAACGCCTCCACCAACTCCCGATTCACCTCATGCAATCGGCGTAGTTCTTCAGCGGCTTGATACAAGTCATATACTGTCACGGACTCATACGCAAGTTTGTCAGCCAAACGCAATGCTTCTGGTTGTGTGTTCATACGATTCCCCTTGTTAGGCTGTAATAAAGAAACCCAGAAAGGGCAACGTATAAAAGAATCATTAGAAAAATTAGTACTTGAATCCAGCCGTTCATTCTGTTCTCCCTCTTATTGCTGCGGCGCATGAATTCGCAAGATTGCCAATCAACCCTTTTTGATCACACAACTTCGCACACGCCTCACGCTCATCTTGGCGCACTAGCTCGGCAAAGCGTTCAATGTCCGCAATTTCTGCCTCCCACAGCCCTTCGTACGCAGTAAGGCTAAACCCCGCCTTAAAAGCAAGCTCTTTTACGTTCATTTCAACGCCTCCATAGCAATATCAGACACGGCGCGCTTGTCATGCAACGCCGCCCAAATTTTCTCATCAACGGTTTTGTTGGTAAGCAACACGTACACCCACACGTCATGCTTCTGGCCCGAGCGGTGCAGACGCCCTACGGTTTGCTCGAACAATTCAAGACTCCAAGGCAGTGACAGAAAGACCATCCGGCAACCGCCGTGTTGCAAGTTAAGCCCATGTCCGGCTGACTTGGGGTGGACAAGAAGCAACTCCACCTCTCCCTTATTCCAGCGCTCGATAGCGCGGTCATCGTCAAGGGTGAGGGCGTGCTTATAGCGGCGCTTGAGCTCGGCGAGCTCTTCCTTGTACGTGTACGCGATGATTGTGTTGGCATGTTGGTTCTCCTGTATTAGATCGTCGAGTAGTTCAAACTTGTGGCGGCTAAACCAGATGGGCGTCTGTGTCGTTACAAACTTGCCTGGCGCTAACGGGTTGGGTTTAACTTCCGTGTCGTAAATAAACCCCGCGGCCATTTGTTGCAGTTTGCCTGTCACGACCGCAGCGTTCACGGCCTCGATTTGCGTATCGCCATACTGCAACACAAAATCTTTTTTCATTTGGTTGTATTCGGTCATCGGCATATCGCAGCGCAACTCGACCGTGTGACAGGGCGGCAGCTTGTCTGCATACTCACCAGGCTCAAGCAAGTATGTCGCAGGGCGAATGACGTCCATAACCATCTTAAGCGACCCAGGGCGTGGTGCCCACTCGCCATACTCGGGGTTCATCAGCACAAAGTATTTCTGCATGAACGCGCCCTTGCTGCGTCCAAGCAACGATTGGTCCACGATCTTGCATTGACCGAACACGTCTTCTAGACCGTTCGAAGTAAACGATCCAGTTAAGCCCCAGCGAATACGCATCTTGTCGATGATCTTAAAAAGCGCTTTGAACCGCGCGCCTGACGGGTTCTTTAGCCGTGTCAGTTCGTCAAACACAACGCCATCAAAGTTAATCGTTTGCTCGGCTAACCATTGCAGATTGTCGTAGTTGGTGACAACCACGTCAGCCGTAAGCGCTGCCAACCGTTGCTTAGGTGTGCCCACGGCCACCGCGATGTCAAGCTTAGGCGCCCACTTAGGTGCTTCGACTGGCCAGACATCAGTCGCCACACGCTTAGGCGCCAACACTAGCCACCGGTGCACAACGCCATCGTCAAGCGCATCTTGCATGGCGGTGAGTGTGATGGCCGTCTTACCCGCGCCCACGGGCGCTAACACCATCGCACGATCATGTTCGTACAAGAAGTCAGCCGCTTCGTTTTGGTAGGGTCTAAGCTGCATACCCGTATTCGCGCTCTTTAATCCATTCATCAATTTGCTCTTTAGTCCATAGACAACTGTAGTTTTGTTTAAGTCTTACCATTTCCGCGGCGAATAACTTTTGGAGTGGTGAAAGCCTGCCACCCTTGGTCTTCAACTCCACGAACCACGTCTGCCCATCGGGCAGGCACGCTATTCGATCGGCGACGCCCCGATGCGATGGCGATGTGAACTTGTAAGTGATGCCACCGACCATTTCGACCGACCATTTGAAGTACGCCTCGATTTCTGATTCACGCATAAAAAGTATTTGACAACAAAAATAAAATGATGTCAAATACAATTTCACAACAGGAGATTACAGTATGGACAAACCCGCCTTCCCCACTTGGTCTGCTAAGGACGTCGTCCAAGGCATGACACTACGCGATTACTTTGCCGCAACTGCCTTGCAAGGTATTCTCGCTACAAACCCTGATTACTTTCCCCGCGAAATTGTGACGATGGCGTATAAATACGCTGACGCAATGATGGAGGCACGCAATGCTCCATAGTTCAATTGTCGGCGGCTCAACCGCCAAGCGCGTGATGGCGTGCCCAGGCTCGGTTAACCTCTGCGCTAAAATGCCGCCCAAGCCGTCTAGCGTACACGCGGATCGCGGGACGCTACTACATGACGCGATTGCCATGCTCTTAGATGGTAAAGTCGAAAGCGTAATCGGTATGGAATACAACGGCATCATACTTACGCAGGAGCTTTACGATGAGAAAATTGCTGTCGCACTTGAAAAACTGGACGAGATTGATCCTGACAAGCGTATGGAATATGCTGTGGAGAGCCGCGTATGTTTTGGTGATCTCTTGCTTGGGGTGTTTGGTTCTGCTGACTTGTTGGGTCGTATTGGTAATCGGGCCATTGTTTTGGATTGGAAGTTTGGTGATGGTGTGGTGGTTGATGCAGTAGAAAACGCTCAAGGGATGTTCTACGCTGCCGCTTCGATGCGTACGCCCGAGACGCAATGGGTGTTTGATGGTGCCGACGAAGTCGAGATCATCATTGTGCAACCTCCTATGATGCGTCGTTGGGTGACAACACCTGAGCGCATCGCGAAGTTTGAGCGCGATCTGGTGTTAGCTGTCAAAGCATCGCAGCGCCCCGAAGCGGATTTCAACGCTGGCGATCATTGCCGTTGGTGCGCGGCCAAGCCCGTGTGCCCTAAGATGACGGGCGAGGTTGATCGGTTTGTGAAGACAAGCTTGCAAACAATTGACGCAACGCAGATCGGCCATTACTTGCAGCAAGCCGATCAGATTGAGGACTTCATTAAGTCTGTGCGTGAAATGGCGTTTACGATGCTTGAGAACGACGTTAAGGTGCCTGGTTACAAGCTTGTGGCCAAGCGTGGCACACGTCAATGGGTCAATGATGATGACGCGATAAAATTTTTAGGTGACAAAGCTTTTGAAAGTAAGCTAATATCTGTTGCTCAAGCCGAGAAGTTAGTCGGCAAAAAGAATTTCCCGCAGGAACTAGCTGTATCGGTTTCATCGGGGAATACGCTGGCAACCGAGGATGATCCTCGCCCAGCAATCCTGAACATTGGTAAGCAACTTACTAATGCTCTTTCTAAACTTTAAGGTGAAATAATGTCTAATATCGCAACTTTTAAATCCGCAAACCTTCCTTCAGTGCAAACACTCTCTCAGTCGCTTCGCGCGCTTGAGCAAGACGTGGGCGCGGTTGGCTCTGTCATCATCAAGATGGACAAAACTGGCCATTGGGTTTTTGGTGCAGACCAAACCGAAGCTGAAGACGACGCCCGTTGGGCGATCAATCCTTTCTCATTCGTTCACGGCTTTATCGCGTGGGGGGAGGGCGACGTGCTAGGCTAGA